CAGGCGCTAACGGAGCAATGGTCTAGTGGAACTTTCAACGGTGAAGATCCAGCCGTTACCCACGCCGCCAACGTCTCTGCTGTTGGAGAATTCAAGGCATATCAGAGACTCATCGAACTGGATTACGAGCAAATAGAGGACATGAAAGATGAAGGTGAGCAATAAGTCGGGGCTGCACCCGCAGGGCAGAGCGGTATTGCTCGTTGCCCACGAGCCCGAAAGGAAAGACAGCGTGATCGTCGTTCCCCCGTCTCTGGAAGAGAAGACGCAGATGCTGGTCAATCAGGCCATCGTGCTCGAGGTCGGACGCACGGCCTGGGACGATGAACCGGTTCCTAGGGCAAGAGTGGGCGATATCGTCCTGATTGCTGGTTTCTCGGGCCGCATGGCGACCGGTCAGGACGGGAAACTGTACCGCATAGTCAACGATAGGGACATATTTTGCACTGTGGATGATGCAGTAGAGGCGAGGAAATCAGCATGAGCGAAACAGTCGAGGAAAAAGCCATCGGTATGGGCTGGAGCCCGAAAGAGTCTTTCAAGGGCGATCCTGAACGCTGGATCGATGCGCAGACGTATGTGGAGCGCGGCGAGAGCCTTCTACCCATCGTCAAGGCGCAGAACCGGGACTTGAGAAGCGAGGTTTCGAACCTTCGGAGCGAGCAGAGCCGGCTCAAGGCGCAGATCCAGGAGTCTCAGGACGCCATCAAGGCTTTGACTGAGATTCACACGGAAGCTACCATGCGGGCGGCCAAAGACAGAAAAAAGGAACTGGTCACGGCGATCGAGACCGCCCGCAAAGAGGGTGAAGTCGAGACCGTAGTGGCACTCACCGAGCAACTCGATGAGCACCAGGAAGCCATAGCAAAGGCAGCCAAGACTCCAGAAAAGAAGCCAGAAACCAAGGCAAACGGCGATATGTCATCCACCCCTGAGTGGCAGGCGTGGACCGAAGCGAACGACTGGTGGCAGAAGGATGAGCTGAAGACCGATATGGCAATAGCCATAGCGGCTCGATTGAGACGCCAACCTGCCACCGCAGCGCTCGCCCAGAAGGAGTTTCTGGAGAAAGTGACCGAGACCATGGAGTCGGAATTCGCCCGCCTGGGCGGCCAGAGCGCCCGACAAGCCGCCTCCAAGGTAGAGGGCTCCAGAGGAAGCTCGGAGACAGGCACTTCAGGCAAAACCTACGCAGACCTGCCGGCTGACGTGAAACTCACGTGTGATAAGCAGTCAGTCCGGGTAACTGGTCCAGGAAAGACGTTCAAGGATTTGGCTGCGTTCCGCAAATATTACGCGGACATGTATCACCGGAGTGAATGAAGATGGCTAACCCCGCCAATCGAACGAAAGTCGATGTCACGGAACGCACCCGCGTACCGATGTCGGTTCCTCGCCGGAAGATGGAGACTCCCGAGATACCTGGCTATCACCCGCACTGGCATCTGGAGGAGAACGTCCCGGCTGCCCTTCGTGCTGGATACGAGTTCGTTCTCACGGATGAATTGGACATCGCCCAGTCCCTCGATACTCAGGACGTGGGCGGAGATAGCACCAAGAGCGGCAATCAGTCGCTCGATTCTCGCATCAGCATCATCGGCAACAAGACCGGAAATAACGGCAAGCCAGAGATGCAGTACCTGATGAAGCTGCGCGAGGAGTGGTGGAACAAGGATCGCTACCAAATCGATGAGAAAGAGGCCACTAAGCTGGGCACCATCTTTCGCGGCGATCAGATCATGGGTTCGGAGAAGACTTCCGGCTCAGATTCAAGTTTGAGATATGTGGACAAAGACAGAACGGGTGTTGCACGAGCTCTGTTCAACAGGCCAGCTCGAAAAGGCAGTCGGTGAACCTTAACTCTATGGAGATTTGACAAATGGCAAACACCTCAAAGGTGCAAGGCCTGACGCCCGTGCAGTACCTATCTGGCGCGAATTGGACTGGTCAGGCTCGCTTGTACTACATCGATCAGACTGACGGCAACGCTTACTATCCGGGTGATCCGGTGGCGCTGCAGAATGGCTTGGATGGCGCATCCGGTATCCAGACGATCACGCTGGCGACAGCCGGAAATCCGATGGTCGGGGCAATTGTCGCCATCGGCGCGAGTTCTAGCTCGAGCGTGAGCTTTCGCGGTGGACCCTACATCAACCCGGCGAACCTCGTGCTCACCAACGCGCCTGCGACCAAGACGCAGAACTATTACGCGCTGGTGGCGGATGATCCGAACATCATCTTCATGATCCAGGAGGGCGGCACCGGAACGCTGCTCACCAAGACCGCGACGAGCGAGAACGCGAACTTCGCCTATGCGGCACCGGCCACAGGAGCTGCGTGGTCCGGAGTGTATCTGGACAACGGCACCGCTCCTGCTGCAGGCTCTGGAGGCGCTGCCTACAACTTCAAAATCTTCGGGCTCGCGCAGATATACGACAACGGCGCATGGAACACCTTCGGCAAGTATGCGAAGTGGCTCGTGCTCATCAACAGCCACCAGTATCGGACGTTGGGTACAGTCACGTCCGGCTACGGCTTCTAACAGGAGGACTTTTTTCCAGATGGAAGCGGTAGCGGTTGTTCCTAAGAAACGGCGCGTAAGGGTTTACGACGCCGTTAAGGAGCGTGAGCGTAGTAGACGCAGATATCGCGCTAATCCTGAGAAGGATAAAGAGCGTAAAGCGCGCCGACGTGCCAGAGATCCTGAGGCTTTTTTGAAAGCTGCTAGAGAACGTCAGGCACGCTATTACGCTTTGCATCCTGATAGAGGTAGGGCGGCAACTGCTCGTTGGAAGAAAAAGCATCCTGGATACGATCTTCAAAAGATGCGAGAGAAGCGTCTTGATCCATCGTATGTTGAAAGAGAGCGTGCTCGTTACAAGGAATATTACTGGGAAAATCCAGAGCCTCTAAAAGAGAAGGCTCGTAGGTGGAAAGCTCTGAATCCAGAAAAGGTAAAGGACAAGCGCTTAGCTTGGTGGAATAGAAACCAAGGCGCTCGCAATTTTGCTCGGATGATGTACTACGCCAGGAAGATAAAGGCATTGCCCGCATGGGCAGATATGAAGGCAATTCGCGCAGTCTATGAGACCGCGAAATCAACGACTCTATCCACTGGTGTGGAGCACCACGTCGATCACATCGTACCTCTACAGTCGGAGATCGTTTGTGGCCTACACGTATCACATAACTTGCAAGTTCTGACAGCCGATGAGAATCGGCGTAAGCAGAACTTTCTTCAGGAGTAGTCTATGACGAACTCATATCAAAATATTATTGATGGAGGTGCGTAATGGCCGGGGGAGTAGTAAGTACAGGCAGCCACCCGAAAGCACTATGGCCCGGAGTGCATGCTTTCTGGGGCCAGGTGTACGCAGAACACCAGGTCGAGTACACCGACATTTTCGATCAACTCGATTCATCTCAAGCCTACGAGGAGGACGTACAGATCACAGGCTTTGGGCTCGCTCCGATCAAGGCGGAAGGCGCTCCCACGAGCTTCGATTCCGAGATCCAGGGGCCGGTGCAGCGCTATACGCACTATGCGTATGCGTTGGGCTACATCGTGACGCACGAAGAACTCATGGATAACCTCTACGAGGTAGTCTCCATGCGTCGTGCGCAGGCGAATGCTTTCTCCATCGCGCAGACGGTCGAGAACATCGCAGCGGCTGTCTACAACGATGCCTTCACCGGCAACGTCTTTCAGTTCGCGACCGGAATCTCTCTGGTCAATGCAGCACAGGTCAATACCACGGGAGGCACGTATTCCAACGCGCTCTCGCCCGCGGCTGATCTATCGGAAGCTGCTCTGGAGGACATCTGTATCCAGGCGATGGGACTGCAGACGGACCGCAATCTCTACGTCAACATCATGCCGACGAGTCTGCATATCTCCCGCCAGCAGTGGTTCAACGCCAATCGCATCCTGAAGTCGGTTCTGTCTTCGGACAATGCGAACAACGCGCTGAACGTGCTGAAGGCGACGAATGCATTCCCGGGCGGGATCAAGCTCAATCACTACTTCACGGCTCCCAATGCGTGGTTCGTGCGCACGAACTGCCTGAACGGTATGCAGATGTTCTGGAGAGCAAAGCCTGAGTTCAGCCAAGACAACGATTGGACGACGAAGAACGCTTTGTCTTCCACTTACTTTCGTGTGTCAGTAGGAGCTACTGATCCTCGAAGTATCCTAGCCAGCAACGGGCCTTGAGGTAAATTGTTGATATTTATGATATTTTATAAGTTATAGGGTACATTCAAGGCATCGGTAGCTTCTTCGAGAATCCTGAGTTGCTTGCAAAAGCGACTGAGTATCTGAAGACGCATTCATAGTCAGACGATTCGGCGTGAATCTACGCGCTGGCAACCCCAGCGCGTGAGTCACAGTGTGTGAACCACAACTGTCCGGGGTAATGCCTGGACTCGGAAAGGAGTGACTATGTCTTCTTCAACCAACATTCAGATGAGCAACTTCCCGGCAGGATTCGCCAGCGGCTTCTCCGTGCGCGGAATCCCGCTACTGCAGACTCAGGTCGGGAACGTTTTCTGGGTCGGCAACAGTCCCGTCACGACATCGGTTCCCCCCGGCGTCATGATCGGCTCGGATAGCGCCGGAACCACTGCCACGGCTACTCCCGGCAAGGGCACGTTCCACCGCCCCTTCGCTTCTCTCTCGCACGCGCTCACCATGTGCAGCAACGGCACGGGAGATATCATTTTCGTCAAGCCCAATCACCGCGAGGTCGTGAACGGTGCGGGGACGACAACCGCGGGACTGAATTCCAGCGGCACGGTACTGACCTTCAACACCAACGGGGTCGCGATCGTAGGCCTAGGCACCGGCGAGAACCGGCCAAGGATTCAGTTCTCGACCGCCACCACGGCGAACATTCCGCTGCAGGTAGCCGGAATGTCGATCCAGAACTTCATCTTCGAGTGCAACTTCGCGGCGGTCGCGTCGGCTTTCACGGCAGTGACCTTCAGCTTCACGGCATCGATCGCAGCCGGGTCCATTCCCGGAACCGGCATCATGACGGTTACTGCGGCAACGACCGGAACGGCCTATCCAGGCATGAGTCTGGCTTCAGCCACTTCAGGCTTCGCGGCCGGCACGTTCATCGTCTCTCAGCTCACTGGCACTACGGGCGGAGTCGGGACTTATTTAGTGAGCGTCAGCCAGACAGTGGCTTCCGGCACCATCGTCGGCGGAACTCGGGACTTCGATATCGAATACTGCGAGTTCCGGGATCTGTCCTCATCGCTTAACCTGCTTACGGTGTTCACCGATGCGGGAGCTGCCAATACCTGCGATGGTTTCCGCTTCGTGGGCAATCGCATCAAGAGTTTGGGAACGACCGCTGCGACCACGGCGCTCAAGGCCACCGCGAACCATGATCGCTGGACGATCACGGACAACTACGGTAACTGGGCGGTTCTCAACAATACGGCGGCGATGCTTGCGGCCGGAGCGAATAGTCTAACGCAGTTCGAGTTCTCGCGTAACTACATCAATCGTCCTAACACCACGACGACGAGCGGACTTGCGATCAGTACCTCGGGTACCGCATGGACCGGACAGTGCAACGACAATCGCATCTGGAGCTTGGCCTCAACGCAAATCTGGATCAACACAGGCACGAAGCTCGCCTTCAATCAGAACTTCTGCCCAATCACGGGTGCTGCGGATGCCAACGGCCTCATCAATCCGGCTGCGGCCTAACTTTCTAGGAGATTTTAAATGGCTAATGTCAACTTTCCTTCGGCGAACTCCCAGAAAGTCACGCCGATGTGGCCGAGCCTGCATTCTCTTTTGGATGAAGGCTCATTGTTCATCGTCACCTCGACCAATGCGGCTTCTGGCCAAGCTGCAGGCACCGGCATCGCCACTACGACCTCGGTTGTTGACGATGCGGCTACCGCCTCGGCTACCCACGCACAGAATGTCCCGGTGCTTTATTGCACTAATCTTGGTGTCAACTCGGACCCGAATGCTAAAACAATTTTCCCACTGTGGATGCGATTTCTAGTGACCGCCGCTCCGACGAGCGCAACTCTTTGGAACTGGGCTATCCGGGGTGATGTGTCGTCGCGCTACACATCCGGTGGAACGCTGCTCAATACGATCAACATGAACATGGGTTCTTCCAACTCATCCAAACTGCAGGCGTACTTTGGGGCTGTAGTGACGGCACTACCTTCTACAGGACAGCGGGTGTTGGGCTCCGGTGCCATTCAATCCACGATCCCTGTAGTCAAGGATCTGTGGATGTTTACTTTTGGCGATGTGACAGCACCGACGAACGTATTGACGGCGAGTGCTGCAAAGAATCTCACGATTCCTTGTGGCCCGTTCGCTCTCAGCCCTGGGACAAACTTCGCCCTGGAGATGTGGGGTACTTCGTGCGGCGGCGCTCCGGCTTGGGAATTCGAGATGGGCTACGCCGAGCGGGTATCCGGACTGTGAGGCGAACATGGCTAACAAGTACACTTTTACAGTCCTGAATGACGGCTGGAGGAACGCAGTTGTCAAGGTAACCGGCGTGCTCGATACCGCAGATGCGGTCTTGACGCCCGCGGTTGCATTGTCGGACTTCACCAACAACGACCCCCACCCGGTATTCTGCGGACTCGCGGTTCAGCACATCTGGCACTCCATCGGCGACGGACTTGAAGTGCAGGTCAGCTGGGCGGGACTAAACGATCAGGTTCTATTCGCGCTTGCAGGGCGAGGGCGTGAGAGTTGCACGGTCGTAGGTCCATGGCAACCGAATCAGGCCAATCCTGGTTACAACGGCAACATCAACATCCGAACTACGGGTTATGGGACCGGGGAGGACGCCGGCATGCAGATCCAGAACTTCACGGTGCAGCTGGAAATGATCAAGCTCTATCATGTCTAGCCCGGATGAAACTTCCGCTTACGTCTGCATCTGCGATGCGATGGAGGATGCGGGCCTGATAGGGGAGGGCGATGAGCCTAGCTCCGAGCAGCTGGCAAAGTACCTGCGCAAGCTCAACAAGATGATCAACACCTGGCAGACGCAGGGGTTGAGACTCTGGCTGCAGTACGATCTACCAGTTCCACTGGTGGCAGGCCAGAATCCCTACACCATAGGGCCTGGCGGGAACGTCAACATGACCCGCCCATTGCGGGTGCTCGACAGCTGCTATTACCTCGATCAGTACCAGAATCGCCGCAATCTCATTGCGCTCTCGCGGGATGACTGGTCGAGACTCTCGCAGGTCACTCAGATAGGGCAGATCAACTCCTACTTCGTCGATAAGCAGCAGTATCAGCTGATCGTGTGGTTCTGGCTCGTGCCGGATACTAATGCCGCGACCGGAACGGTGCATCTGCTGATCCAGCAGCAGGTAGAGCAGCTGGTATCGATCACGGATGATATGAATTTTCCCATCGAGTGGTTCCTGGCGCTGGAGTGGGGGTTGGCTGATCAGATATGCACCGGGCAACCGGAGGTGATCGTCGATCGCTGCGAGAAGATGGCGGCCAAATACTTCGATGCGCTCAACAACTGGGATTCTGAGGACAGTTCAACAAGTTTTGCACCAGATCAAAGATCATTTGTAGGACAAGTAGGAAACTTCACGTGAAAGGGGAAGGCAACGCGATCGATATTCCCCATCGCCTGCCGCTGGTGACACAGGCGAGTAACCGCGCGAATTCCTTTTTTCAGGACTCGCGTCTGGTCAACGCCTTTGCCGAAAAGAACAAAGTGACCGAGGAATACGAGGTCCAGCAGCGCGTGGGCTTGAAACAGGCGCCCTATTATTCAGCGGGAGTTGAGCCGGGACTTGGGATTTACAACTGGTCCGTGGCGACTCCCTATGCCACTTACCCGATGCTGATTCAAGTGTTCGGTCCGGTGACTATCATCTACTGGCAGGGAGCCACTACCCTGATAGGGACTAACTTCGGAGGGGCCAGCGGCTTAGGTACCGGTAGGCAATGTCGATTCACGCCTGTTCCAGCATCCTTCACGCACAACGTGGATCAGCCATCGGAAGTGCTGGCCGGTCCCTGGCTGGTCTATGGCAACGGCATGAATACCTGGGTCATCGATATGACCAACCAATGGGGACCGGGGCCAGTCCCTCCGATCAGTGCCGCATTGACCCAGATCACCGATGGCAATTTCCCCAATCCCACGGTTCCCGGAATCGTGTGCCTGGATGGCACTGTGTATGTCATGGACTACGGCGGCCAGATCTGGGGATCGACCAATACTCTTGCGCCATTAGCCTGGGATCAGACCACGCTTATTCGAGCCATCAGCGAACCGGATGGTGGAGTCGCCATCGCAAAGCAGCTGGTGTACGTCATTGCTTTAAAGGACTGGACGACGGAATTCTTCTATGACGCAGGAAATTCCCCTCCGGGCTCCCCGCTCTCGGTAGTCCCTGGAGCGATGCTCAACTACGGCTGTTTTCATTCAGACTCAGTGCAGGAGATCGATGGACTTCTCTTCTGGATGACCTCCAACCGCACGATCTCCCCCCAGATCCTGATGCTGGATAACCTGAACATGCACATCATGTCAGACCCTGCCATAGAGCGGCTATTGGACGGTGCGCAGAAGACCGATGTTATCTACTCGTTTGCGTTCAAACACGGCGGCCACAGATATTACGTTCTGACAGATGTAAATCTCAATATGACGATCGTCTTGGATATAGACCAGAAGTTCTGGTATCAGTGGACCGATCCGAACGGCAATTACTATCCGATCTGCTCGCAAGGATTCGTGCAGACCTCATCCGCCATATCGGCGCACCTGTTTCAGCACGCGAGCAATGGCAATACTTATCTCATGGACGGAGATTACGAGTTCCCGGACGATGCGGGAGTGCCCTTCCCGGTGGATATCTATACGCCTAACTTCGATGCGGGGGTGGACAGGAGAAAGTACCTTGCAGCCATGCGCATCAATGCCGACATGAACGAGGGCGGCACATTGCAGGTGCGGTTCAACGACAGTGATTACGATCCCGGAAGCTGGAGCAATTTCAGGAACATAGATATGTCGCTCAAGCGACCCATCATTCACAACTGCGGGACTTTCAGGCGCCGGGCGTATCATTTCAGGAAGCTCGGCAGCACCAAATACCGCCTGACATCGGCTGATCTGCAGATGGCCCTGGGGACGCTGTAATGGCTAAACCCTTGCCATTCCAGATGAACACGCCGGTCGTCGATGCCAGAGGCTGCGCGACTGCATACTTTGCTGCTCTACAAAATGAATTGCAGTTAGCAAGCGCGCCGCCCGTTACATTCTCCGGGACCATCGTAACGGCCAAACTCACGCCAGCTGGAGCCAACGGCTCGATCACGTTCGTAAACGGTACGGTGGTCTCGCAGGTGCCTGCGACATGAATGCTCAATTACAACCGTTGCTCAAGCCAACGAGGGAGTCCATAGAGGCTCTGCAGGCTGAAGTAGCCAAGTTGCCGCAGATCCGGCTTACCACGGGTCATTTTCTGTGCGATGGCATGTACATCCGGATACTTCTGATACCGAAAGGGGCTGTGATAATCGGCAAGGTGCATAGAAAAGAGCATTTCTTCATGGTGCTCAGTGGAGACATCACCGTGGCAAGAGACGGGGCTAAAGTGCATTTCAAGGGCACGAGTTGTCCCCTGGTGTCGCTGCCTGGAGTCAAGCGGGCCGGTTGGGCGCACGAGGATACGCTGGTGATGACGGTACACCGTGCAGAAGGCGCGACCATCGAGGACATAGAGGAAGAAATCAGCTACCCAGATCCGGATTCGAAGTATCTACCAGGAAACATTCTCAAACCACAGATGCTGCCGGAGGCAACATGACGCTCGCAGTCGTCGCTGGCATAGGACTTGCGGCAGGAGTTGGCGTAGAAGCCTACAACGCCTACAACTCAAGCCAACTCTCCGGACAGGCCTCGCAGATGGCCGGCATCACCCAGGGCGAGCAAGTGAACGCCTACAACCAGCTCATGCAGCTGATGAGCAATCCGTCCACGTTCTTCTCATCTCCGGTATTTCAGTCATCCCTGCAGCAAGGGGAGAATGCCGTGGGCAGGAATACCGCAGCTGCTGGCTTTCTGGGTTCCGGCAATCAGGCTGGATCGCTACAGGCTTACGGGCAATCGTTCGGTCAACAGCAACTATCGGCCCAGGAACAGCTGTTCGCGAGCATGTCCGGCACGCAGTCCGCCTCGAGCGGCGCGCAGAATATTGCTGCAGCTAGCGGGGCGCAGGGGCAGGCTGGAAACCAGCTGGGCGGAATCGTAGGGCAACTCGGCTTTCTGGGATTACTTGGCGCAAACAGCGGATTGTTCGGCGGAGGCGGTGCTAGCGTCAGTTCCTATGCCCAAGGACTCTCACAGAGCCCTGGCTGGGGCGTATTGGATACCGGCTACACAGGTGCCATGCCATGAGCGATGGCCAGCCCATGTGGCTCTCCGGGGGCATACAGGCCTATCAGGACTACAGCCAGAGCAAGCAGCTGTTCGATCTGTCCATGCAGGAAGGTCAGCAGAAGATTCTGGAAGGCGGGATGAAGCTTGAAGAGGAACAGATGACACTGCAGGGCCTTAAAACCGCTCAGGATCTGCAGAAAAAAGTCAGCGCTGAAATGCAGAAGCTATCGAGTACGCCAGGACAGCCAGGAGAATCACCAGAAAATAAGCTTATCAATGACGCTTACCATATGGCTGACTTCTATGCGAGCCAAGGTTATCCAGAGAAAGCACTGGAAATAGGCGAAAAAGCTGTTGATGTTGAGTCTAAACAGGCCAAGATCGAAGAGCAGAAATCTCAGGATATGAAGGATACCGCGGAATGGGTGGGGGGCCATATTGGAGCGGTTACAGATGAAAGAAGCTGGCAGTCTTTCAAGCTCCTAAGCCAGTCTGAACTCAAGAAACCGCTAGACCCTAAACTGGTGCAGATGTCTTTTGCCGAACTTCAGTCCAGTGGGATGCTGGATACCATAAAGCAGAACATCCCTAGGCAGAAGGAAGCTGCCGACTTGGCATTGCAACAAGCCAAGACCAAAGCTGAATTAGCTGCTGCCAATAGCGCTAAATTCGATGATGCCTATAAACAGGCTGAAACCGCTCTACGAAGGACTCAAGCGGCCAACCTCGCCAAGGTTGGAGGCAAAGCGCCTCCAGACATGGAATGGGACTTAACCAAGGATGTACCCACATTGAAGGTCATCCCCGGCAGCAAGACCGACATGAAGGAGAAGGCGAAAGAGGCGCAAGGGGATGCTAGCCTACAGGTGGCCGAGACTCAGATTGATGATCTTCTGGGTATTCTTCAGGAGCATAAAGCCGTCACGGGTGGTGCCGGTATGGTGCGCAGAGCAGGGGAGTGGGTGGTCGATACCTTTGGCGGCAATGCCACGGCGGCTACTGAATTTGCCGACAAGATGCACGCCTTGCAGGCCCAGGCGCCTCAGCTGCTGGAATTGGGTAAGAAGCTCGGCGTGGATCAGAGAAAGCTCCTGGAGAGTTCCATCAGCGGATTGCAGACCATGACCTCTCACGCGCAGGCGGTGCAGAAACTCAAGGACTTCAAACGCACGCTCGAGATCATTCACGGCAAGGGCGCGGATACCGAGAAAGTGGAGGATACCAAGACCATCGGCGGAAAAACTTACGTGAAGCGCGGTGGGCAGTGGTATGAGCAGTGATCCGATCACAGATCCGGATCTGCTCTCGCAACTGAATGCGAAGCCTAAGCCAGTCACAGATCCTGATCTACTCCAGCAGCTCAATCAGCCCAAGGCGCCGCCGAAGCCTAAAGAGGCAGAGACTGATCTGCATTTCACCGATAAGGTGGGGCTCGCGGCGATGGATAACGCGCAGGAGAAGCTTCTTTACCTCTCCAACCGCTTCGGCGCCAAGAACGTCAAGAGCGAGGTCGGAGAGGATGGGCAGCCAAAGCTGATCGTCATGCAGGACGGCAAAAGAACGGTTGTGCCTCAATCTCAGGGCTTCTGGGCGGATCTAGCTTCTCAGGCGCCTGAAACTGTCGGCATGGTTGCGGGTTCGATAGCAGGAACCGAAGCGGGTCCTGCAGGCATGATTGCAGGGGCGATCATCGGAGGGGCTGCTGGAAAGGTAGTCAAGGAAGGCATCAAAGTCGCCAAGGGAACGTACGAAAAGAGCGCAATGGAAGGCGTGGGTGCGATAGGTGAGGCAGGAATCTCAGCGGGAGTGGGTGAGGTCACTGGGCAGGTCGCAGGCAAAGTCGTGAGCAAGGTTCTGAGTTCTCGCGTTCCTGGATTCATCACGGGAGCGACCCCTGAGAGCCGCGCGATGACTACCCGCGCTTGGGAAGGAGGGGCTCGCCCCTCTTATGCCTCTATGGCGCCGGATGCCAAGAAACTGCAGCGTAACGAGATCATCGCTCGAAAGCTCGGTGGCCGCTACAAAGCTCAGGATGAGGCCAACGCCAAGTACGTGACGGATGAGGCTGCAAGAAAACTTGCGCAAAGCGGTATGCCCAAGCCGCAGTTGGACGAACTCACCCGTGTGATGAAGGACGACAATTACTCGCTCTCAGCCAGAGAAACCGGGGAGCTGATGCAAAAGAGCGTGCAGGCACATATCGAGACTCTGAAGACTGCCGTCGATACCACAACGGCAGCAGCCAACAAGCAGGTGGATACTGACCTCTCACAACTCGACAAACTAATCACGCAACACGCACCAGGTGCACTTGGAGTGGACGTGGATGAGGGGGTAAGAGCTTCGCGCGAGCGCTTCGGCAAAGCCTTCAGTAACCTCTATGAGAAGATACTGGCAACCCATGGGGACGACCCGGTAGTTCCCGTGGACGCTATCCGCGCCGAAGCGCTGTCTCGAGTGCAGTCGATGCCGAAAACTACGGTGACTGCACTCACACGGGAGATGTCGCAACTCGCCAAGAAACAGTTGGCTCCAGAGGATGCGCTGTTACTCAAGGAATTCGGTATCGAGCTACCCAAAGCAGGCGGAATCAGTCTCAAGAACGCGCAGCGCCTGAGATCGGTCTTGAGGGAGAAGTCCATCCAAGGAGCACTCACCCGCAACATCACGCAGGGGGAGTTCTCTCACATGCAGTCTGTCGTCGATAGTGCGATCTACGAGGCCGGGATTGTAAACCCTGCCGTCGCTCCGACCGTGGCACTGCTCAAACAGACGGACGAGGCCTACAAGATCGGCATCGGCAAGTACAAAGACACGGGAGTCAAGAGACTCATGACCGCTTTGAAGACCGCAGGCAGCGGCATGTCGCCAGATCCTGCCGCCGTCGCCAAGATCATAACTGCCGGGAATAATCCAGCCAGGGTAGGGGAGATTTACAAGATGGTGGGTCCAGAAGTCTCACAGAGAATCGCTGCGGCGGATTTCTCAGGGCTGATTGAACGCGCCACGGTGACGAGCGAGCTTGGGCGGACCGTAGACGGCATGAAGCTGCTCGATGCCATTGCCTTGAGGGGACCGAAGATGATGGAGGCGGTTCACGGCAATAATGCCGTCACCATCCAGGAGGTGGCGCGCACGCTCGCTGCAAGGGCCGGGAAGGTCTCCCCTGAGCTACTGCAGGCTGGAAGCGCCAAGACGCTCCTAGGGCAGCTGCGCGCGTCTGAGACGGCATTAACAGAGTACCTGGACAAGAACGTCTTAGCAGAACTCGCCAACCCCAAGCGAGACCCCGAGGAGGTCTACAACTGGATCGTCCAGCCGGGACAGGAATCCCGCATCATGAAGGTCTCTGAACAGTTCGGCAAAGACTCTCCCCAGATGCAGGCGATTCGACAGTCGGCTCTCGAGTCTCTGGCCCGTGATGCCGGGATAAGAAGCATTCTCGATAAGGGTAATCATGCGCTGGATACCGCTTTAGATTCCTACACCAAGAAACAGCAGGAATTGCTCTTTCCAGGAGGGAGATTGGAGTCGCTGAGGGATCTGAGCAAAGTCATCGAGTTCATGTATCCGGTACAGAGCGGTATGGCAAAAGAGGAGGGAATGGCTGGCATGACGAGCGGACAGGAACTGAACTACGCTTTCTGGAAGCGCAATTATCACATTGCCTTAGCCTCTCTGATGCGTTTCGTGCAGCTCCACCCCACAGTAGCCAAATGGATTGTAACCGGGAGAGATCCGAATACGCCCTGGATACAGGCGGCCGCGAAGACGGTCAAAAGGATCGTAGCGGGAGCGACCATGCCCACACAACAGAGCCTGCAGGATCAGGTCAATGCGCCTGCAGCTGCTGGACAATGACGCGGAAAGTATGGGCCTCGATCTCGCCCTACGCGCCCAGGACGCCGGTCACGAGGTCAAATACTGGCTTCCCAGTACGCCCGGGGAGAAGCCTTTGCCCTATGGCAATGGACTCGTGGAGAAAGTGTCTGATTGGGATATGCAATGGGCTGATCTCATCGTGACCACCGGCAACAGCACCTATGGCGAGCGGCTGGAGGAGTATTTCACCCGCGGCTATCCAATCTTTGGGGCAAACCGCGAAGGAGCATCACTAGAACTTGATCGCGCCAAGGGACAGGAGGTGCTCGCGAGCTGTGGAGTCAAGACCATCCCCTATACGATCGTGGAGAGCGCAGAAGAGGCGATAGAACTCATCCGCACCACCGATGAACCCTATGCGATGAAACCCCACGGCGGAGAAGCTGACAAGGCGCTGACCTGCGTGGCATCGACTCCGGACGAGGCCATATTCACCATCCAGAAATGGGAGAAGGACGGTAAGTTCCCCGAGGGACTCATGATGCAGGAGCGAATCGAGGGCGTTGAGATGGGTATCGCCGGATGGTTCGGACCTGCCGGCTGGAATACGGCGATAGAGGAATCCTTCGAGCACAAGAAGATGATGAACGATGACTACGGACCGAATACCGGCGAGATGGGCTGCTATGACGAAGAAACAGAAGTTTTAACACGCGCTGGATGGAAGTTCTGGCGTGATGTGTCTATGTCCGATGAGATCGCGTCCCTTCAGGACGGCAAGACTGTTTTCGAGCGCCCATCTGAAGTGGTCAGTTATGACTACGTTGGTCCAATGGTCTGCTGGGAAAATCAGACATTGGATATCTGCGTGACTCCAAATCACAACATGTACGTCAATTCTCAGTGGGACGCTCGTAGAGATGTTGACGGATACAAATTCGTCCAGGCATCTGATTGCGTGCAATCTCAGTACGAGATTCTGAGAACAGCAGAATGGAAAGGAGATGGTCAATTCTGTCACAAAATACCATCGTACAAATACAGAAGCGGATGGGGCTTCATTACTGAACCAGAGATAGAGATTCCACTGCTGGATTGGGCGCCTTTTCTAGGTTTGTACATTGCAGAAGGTTCAACTTCTGTATCTGTCAACATTGCTCAAAGTCATCCTGAAAAAGCCTCTAAGGCAGAGGAAATAATCAGGGCAACTGGATTCCCATATTCTCGAAAGAAGCACGGCTTCAACATATATCGTCGTCAGTTATCAACTCATCTGAAGCCTCTTGGTAGATCATGGGAAAAGAGAGTCCCTGATTACATAAAGAATGCTTCTACTTCAGTAATTGAGGCGTTTTTGGATGGCTATGCTTTAGGTGATGGCCATCAATATGAAAATGGCTGGCGGATGTTTTATACCTCAAATAAAGGTCTCGCAGATGATGTTCAGGAATTACTCCTGAAAATCGGACGAGTAGGGGTCATAAAAAACAGAGGTATCAGAACCGCAGTTAAATATGCTCCTGATGGACATCAAATTATACAACGCAGAGACGCGTACGAAATTGTAGAACGAGTGAAGAAATCTAGGAGTTGGCTGGATACTAGAGATAGATCTACTCGCATGTATTCTGGAAAAGTGTACTGCGCCACGGTTACTGGTCACGTCATGTATGTTCGCCGCAATGGCAAACCATTGTGGTGCGGCAATACTGTCCTGCGTCACGTCACGCAGTCCAAGCTATTCGACCTGATTCTGGCGCCGCTTACTGATTATCTTCACAGCATCCACTACGTCGGCTGCTGCTCGGTCAACTGCATCATCGATCGCTACGGCAATCCGATGCCGCTCGAATTCACGAACAGACTCGGCTGGCCCGCCTTCTGCATCACGCAGGAGGTGCTTCAGGGAGATCCGATCCAGTGGATGTACGATCTGTTGCACTATGGCGACACCTTGCAGGTATCGACCAAAGTAGCTATGGGAGTGCTCTTAGCACATGGAGATTTCCCGGCGTGTGAGGACGCGCCTGACGTGTGGACAGGATTCCCCATCACCGGCATCACGGACGAGAACTACAAGCACCTGCATTTCCAGCAGGTCTGTGCGGGGACCGCTCCAAAACTTCAGGCAGGAAAGATCGAGGCCGTGAACGCGCTCGTCACCGCAGGTCCCTACGTGCTCATAGCGGGAGGCTCCGGTAAAAGCGTGAGCGAGGCGCGCGATGCGACTTATGGGGTAGCTAAGTCTCTGGACTGGCCTAGCGATCTGATGATCCGCACCGATATCGGCGTGAGACTCAAAAAGGATTTGCCCATCATTCAAGAATTTGGGTACGCCGATGGCATGGTGTACTGATGGGCGCTCCAATCAAGGGGCCTGCCGATTATTGGGAGCCGGGAGATTGGAACGCCCGCTGCAGCATCTGCGGAGCCAAGGCCAAGGCTTCCACGTTAGTGAGGAACTGGCAAGGGTTTTACCGCCATCCTCGCTGCAACGAGCCGAGACAACCGCAGGATTTCGTTCGCGGCATCAAGGAGAACATCACCGTCCCGTGGAGTCAGCCCATGGGCCGACTATTCGTCAACTTCTGCACACTCAACGGGCAGTCGGCGATTCCTGGATTTGCCATCCCAGGTTGCATGATTCCAGGACGGAGCACGATCTCCTACGAGGATGTGTCGAACGAATATCAGCAGGCTCCAGGCGTTCCTATAGGGATATCCATAGCGCTTGTTACCTTGAATGGCATCCCCTTTGTCACCTTAAGTGGTAATGCGATAGTCCTATTATGACTGACACCGCAATCTCACAGCTTCCGCCAGGCTCGTTCCCGCTAGGAACGGAGTTCTTTGCCGCAGACACTGCAACTCAGACCCTGAAGTACCCGCAGAACTATGTGCGCGCGTGGCCTCTTCTACCGTCGGAAAATGTCACGATGGTGATCGCGCCTCAGTTCTACTACGCCGATGTTCGCCGCTATGGAGCTACAGGCACGGGCGAGGATGATACGGCTTTCATCAATACCGCACTCGCCATCGGAGCGGCGAGCGGTATTACGGTGAATTTCGCGGGCCTCTCGCTCATCAGTTCAGGCGGTCACGTCCACGATATTTCCAAGTGCAGCGTGCACGGACATGGAGCCACGATCACATTCTCAAGCCTACCTTTCACTGGCACCGCCTGGACGACTACAGCGAGCGTGGGCGGCGTCAATCATGACGCTCAGCATCAGCGTTATACGTTCAAGGAAGTCTTTCTATTGGGTAACGGTGCCGGGACAGGCTGGTATTTGAACGCCAATGCAGAGCCTGCGGTCGCCAATGTCGCCTTCTATAGCATCTGTGTCGAGAACTTCGCTACAGGTCAACTCTGGGGTAACAACTGCTACATCCTGCAGCACTTCGGCTGTATCTTCAATCTGAACAATACGGCTATTTACATGCCTGGAGGATTGAATAACAGTGGCGAGAGCATTCACTACTACGGCGGGGCGATTACCAACGGCAAT